GAGTAACAAAGTTAGCCAACGATGAAGAGTACAGACATACAGTAGCAATGTTAGCAGCAGCTTATGCGGCTAAAGGTCACAGAGTTTTAGTAGTAAGTGATAGAGTTAGCTTTCTAAAAGCGTGCTCTGAGCTAACAGGAGACAGGTCAATATGTGTAACAGGGGAAGTTGCCCATGAAGACAGAGAAAAGCTTATAGAAGAAATACTTACTGGAAATAAGAATGTGCTTTACGGAACACAAGCTATTTTCTCAGAGGGTATATCAGTAGATACGTTAAGCTGTCTTATACTCGCAACACCTGTAAACAATGAGCCACTGCTTACACAGCTTTGTGGTAGAGTAATTCGTAAGAAAGAAGGCAAGATAGACCCTGTTATAATAGATATTCACCTGAAAGGTAACACAGCTAGAAGACAAGCTTCCAATCGTGTGGGGTTCTATATGAAACAGGGTTGGGATATGAAGTACCTATGATAACTGGGTTCACTTGTTCTACTTTTGATTTACTCCATGCAGGCCATGTTGCAATGCTTCGAGAAGCTTCTGAGCAATGTGACTGGCTAATATGCGGACTGCAAGTATCGGGGGTTAAGAACCCCGTACAAACGCTGGTAGAAAGATATACTCAGTTGCAAGCCGTAAAGTATGTTGACGAAATTATTCCTTACGAGACTGAGGAAGACCTTGAAGACATACTAAAGATGTACCCGATAGACATCCGTATACTAGGCGAAGAGTATAAGTCTAAAGAGTTTACCGGCAAGGATATACGAGGTATAAAACTATACTTCAATAGAAGAGAACACCGCTTTAGCAGCAGTGCTCTCAAACGACGGGTATTTAATTTTGTACCTAAATAAAAATAACTCTTGACAACATGGTTAAATCTTGGTATAATTATGCTCTTATTTGATTGGAAGAAGGTTTTTGATACGGCTCAGGGGAATATTCCCACTTGTATTACTATAATGGAAATGCTCATAAAACAGCAAATTCCTCGTAACAAGTACGATCCTATCTATAAATATTCGTACAAAAATTTTACTGGTGATAGTTTTCTCCTTCATGGGGATATGCTTCTCTACCACTCTTATAAGTACACGCAAAAAGAAATAGCAGTATACTATGCTCTGGCTTCTCTTAGAAGTCCGGGTGAGTACATTGCGACAAACAAAACCACGCTAGACGCACTACATTGTCCTGTGCCTCTAGATGAAATTAAAGACAACAGGCTACTCATAGTAGAACCCAACGAAATAACGTTGATCTATGAAGAAGTCACACTGGAGACTATACACTAATGGCATTATCATTTAACAAGCAAACGGGCGGAGCCCAAAAATCCTCAATCTCAACCTTTCAGTATAAAGACGGTGACAACAAGATGCGCGTAGTTGGCGACATCCTAGCTCGCTATGTCTACTGGATCAAAGGTGAGAACGACAAAAACATTCCTATGGAGTGCCTGTCTTTCGACAGAAACTCTGAGCGATTCAACAACAAAGAACAAGACTGGGTACGCGAGTACTATCCTGATCTTAAATGTGGCTGGAGCTACGCTACTCAAGTAATTGACAATGGCGAAGTAAAAGTAGCAAACCTCAAGAAGAAGCTGTGGGAGCAAATCATTACCGCAGCAGAAGACTTAGGCGATCCTACAGACCCTGATACTGGCTGGGACATTTGTTTCAAGCGAGTAAAGACTGGCCCATTACCCTACAATGTAGAGTACCAACTCCAAGCATTGAAGTGTAAGCCTCGTCCTCTTACAGACGAAGAGCGTACAGCTATTGCTGATCTGAAGTCTATGGACGATGTAATGGCACGTCCTACTGCCGACGCACAGAAAGAGTTATTAGATCGTGTCCGTAATCACGGTAACGAAACTGATGACGAAGCATTAGACGCTGAGTTTAACGTAGGATGATATTATTCACGGCAGACTGGCACATCAAACTGGGGCAGAAGAATGTCCCAGTTAAGTGGGCTACAAACCGTTATCAAATGTTCTTTGACCAAGTTTCCGAACTAGAAAAAGAATGTAATATGCACATAATCGGAGGCGATCTCTTTGATCGTCTTCCGAATATGGAAGAGTTAGAGCTTTACTTCAAGTTTATTCGTGGAGTAAAGATTCCAACTATTATTTATGATGGAAACCATGAAGCTACTAAGAAGAATAAGACTTTCTTTACTCAACTAAAGCAAGTAAGTAGAGATATTAACCCTCTTATTCATATAGTAGATATGTCTTATATAGACAACGATTTAGGTTTCGGCATATTACCTTATGCGGATTTACACCGTAAGGGTAGTATAAGTCATTTTGATACGACTCAGCCTTTGTTCACTCATGTCCGAGGAGAGATACCGCCACACGTAAAACCAGAAGTTGATTTAGATTTGTTTGAAGACTTTCCTGTTGTGTTTGCAGGTGATTTACACGCCCACAGCAACACACAAAGAAATATAGTATACCCCGGTAGTCCTATGACTACATCTTTTCATAGAAGTAAAGTAAAGACTGGATACCTGCTTATTAACGAAGTAGACTGGAGTTGGATGTGGGAAGAGTTTAAACTTCCACAGCTAATTCGTAAAACAGTAACAAGTGACAAAGAGATGGTAGCTACTAAGTTTGATCATACGATCTATGAAGTAGAGGGAGATATACAAGATTTAGCAGGTGTAAAGAACTCGGAACTGTTAGACAAAAAAGTAGTAAAACGAAAGTCTGAAGCATCTCTTATCATGGATAAAGAGATGAGTATACAGCAAGAGTTAGTAGAGTATCTAACATATATTCTAGAAATACACCCTGACAAAATACCAAACATCATAGGAACCTACAATGATTACACTACAAACATTGAGATGGGATAACTGCTTTAGCTATGGTGCGGGTAATGAGTTACAGTTAGACGATAATACAGTTACACAGATTCTAGGGACTAACGGTATGGGAAAATCTTCTATACCGTTAATCATAGAAGAAGCACTGTATAATAAAAACTCAAAAGGCATCAAAAAAGCAGATATACCTAATCGCTACGTTAATGATGGTTACAACATCTCCCTAGATTTCACTAAGGATGGAGACAGCTATGTAATTACAGTTAATCGTAAGTCAACAATAAAAGTAAAACTCGAAAAGAATGGCACTGACATATCTAGTCATACGGCTACGAACACGTACAAAACGTTACAGGAAGTTCTTGGAGTAGACTTTAAAACCTTTTCGCAACTAGTGTATCAAAATACTAATGCGAGTTTACAATTTTTAACCGCCACAGATGCAAATCGTAAGAAGTTTCTTATTGATTTGTTACACCTTGAAAAGTACGTTGAGTTATTCGAAGTATTTAAAGCTGCATCTAGGGAAGTATCGAATACGTCTGCTACCATAGCAGGGAAGTTAGCAACAGTAGAAAAATGGTTAGAAACAAATAAATTGAAGGATACCAACATACTACCCATGTTGGATTTAGAAATTGACACATCTAAGTACGAAGAAGGTCTCCGTTACTGGATGACAGAAAAGCAAAATATCTCCGAAATAAATAAAAAAATTGAAAAGAATAATCAGTATAAAGACCTGCTAGACAAGATAAACATTGCTGAAGTCTCTTCTAGCACTGTGAAACGTACTTCTTATGATGATTTGCAAGAAGAGTTAGGTTCTTTACAAGCAGTCGCTACGGGTGCTCAACGAACTTTGGATAAATTAGAGAAAATTTCTGATGAGTGTCCTACTTGTGGGCAATCTATTGATGTTTCTGAAGAGAAGGCAATGATTGAAGTACAGCGAGCTAAGAAAGACAATGCTCACGCTAAAGCTATGATAGTTCGCCCACAGATTCAAACAATTAAAGCAAACAATACTACTTTTGAAAAGAACGAAAAGCAGAAAAAAGACTGGGAAGAACTATTCCGCCTACACGACCAGGGTTTGCAAACTTTCTTACTGGAAGAAGCAGAAATTGATGCAAGTATAGCGCATTGTTCAAAGAAGTTGAAAGAGGCCAGAACCAAACTGGCAGAAACTGCAGAAGAGAACGAAAGAAGAACAAAGCTCAATACCCGTATTCAAGTAATACAGGAACAGACAGCAGAGTTTGTAGAGCAGCAAGAAGAGTACGATGGTAAACTCGCAGGAACGCAGAAGCTAGAGTCTGACTTAGAAGTATTAAAGAAGTCCTTTAGCACAAACGGATTACTTGCATACAAGATCGAAAACTTAGTTGGAGAACTTGAAGAGTTAGCAAATGAGTACTTGGCTGAACTCTCTGATGGTAGGTTTACACTGGAGTTTGTTGTTTCAAACGATAAGTTAAATGTACAAATTACTGATAACGGTAATGTAGTAGATATTCTAGCCCTTTCTTCTGGTGAATTGGCAAGAGTAAACACTGCTACTTTGATAGCAATTAGAAAGCTAATGAGTAGTATTTCAAAGTCTAAAATCAATATACTGTTCTTAGACGAAGTTACTAACGTACTCGATGACCAAGGCAGGGAGAAGCTAGTAGAGGTTCTACTCAGAGAAGATCTTAATACTTATATAGTATCACATGGTTGGTCTCATCCTCTCCTCGAAAAGATCGAAGTAGTTAAGGATGGCAACATCAGCATACTGGAGTAAAGATGTCAGCAGGAAGACGTAGGATGTGGTGGACAGAGCACAAAGCACCTGAAGACCGAGTAGGCGTAGAGCCTAAAGAAGATAAAGAGGAAGAAGATGGTAGATTCGAGAGCGAAGGGAGCGAGAGGCGAGTACCTAGTAAGGGACATGCTGAGAGAAGCGACCGGACTGAAATTTGAGAGAGTGCCTGCCTCGGGCGCTCTTGAATATCTGAAAGGGGACTTATATGTCCCTAATCAGAGAAATCATTATTGTATAGAGGTAAAAAACTACAAGGACTCTGCCCTCTCTGATAAAATGTTTACACAACCTAAGACAAATAATCTTATCAGATGGTGGAAGAAAGTTGTAGTACAAGCGGCAGGGGGCGATCAAAAGCCTTTGCTATTTTTTAAATATGACCGATCAAAGGTTTTTGTAGTAACAGAGAATAAACCAGAAAATACAAACGAATATATGTATATAAAGTTTTTAAATTGTTACGTACTACTAACAGAAGATTGGTTGAAATCAGAAGAGACGGAGTGGATAGGTGGCTTTTAATTTTAACGAGCGCAACCAGGATGGCGTACTCATAGTAGACGCACTAAACTTAGCTTTTCGGTGGAAACATCAAGGTAGAACAGACTTTCGAGACCAGTATGTAGAAACAGTAAAATCTCTAGCACACTCTTACCACTGCGGTACAATTATTATTACTGCAGATTGGGGCTCTTCGAGCTACCGTAAGGCGCTATTGCCTGAGTACAAACAGAATCGAAAAGATAAGTACGCCACACAAACAGAAGCAGAAAAGCAAGCATTTATTGATTTCTTTGACGAGTATGAAGCAACACTAGAACTACTAGCAGAAAGCTATACAGTTCTTCGTTATAAAGGTGTAGAGGCAGATGATCTTGCTGCCCACCTTGTAAAAGAAAGAAAGCAATACAAACTAGATAATATTTGGCTAGTATCTAGTGACCGAGATTGGGACTTATTAATACAAGAAGGCGTAAGTAGGTTTTCTTATGTTACTCGTAAAGAAGTCACGGCAGGTAATTGGCATGAACACTACGAAGTTAAGCCCGAAGAGTATATCTCTTTTAAGTGTTTAACAGGAGATAAAGGTGATAATGTCCCAGGTATTAACGGCATAGGGCCGAAAAGAGCACAACAACTTATAGAACAGTACGGAGATGCCATGTCAATCTATGATTGTATACCCATCGAGGGAAAATACAAGTACATACAAGAATTGAATGAAAACGCTGAAGTACTACTAAAGAACTATGAGTTGATGGATTTAGTAACATATTGCGACGATGCAATAGGAACAGACAATGTGTCTGATATACAGGAGAAGATGGTCTAATGGATCAGTATCAAAGTTTTATACACAAGAGCCGATATGCACGATGGCTAGAAGAAGAAGGTCGTCGTGAGACGTGGGAAGAAACTTGCAGTCGTTATGTTGATTTCTTTAAAGAAAGAGAACAGTTGAACGATGAAGAAGGTCAAGAAATTTGGAACGCTATTCAAGCTTTAGAAGTTATGCCTTCTATGCGTTGTATGATGACAGCAG